ATATTTTTTGTTTCTTTATACCAATCTCTTACTAAAGACCAACAATCGGTAACACCCCAAACCCATTGCCTTCCAAGTAAAGGTGCTTTATAACCTGACGGTTCAAGATAACCCCACTCCTCTGTTTTTGGATTAACAATATGCCACGGTAATCCACTGTCTTCACAACTTACTTTATCTGCTTGACTTGGTACGGGTGGATTTAAAGGGTGGCTATGAATTACGGCAACAATATCACCTGTATTATCTGCTTTGACATAATCTTCTGGATTTAATATAAACTCTTGGTAACTGGTCATAGCCAAATTTTGACAAGGGTAATATCTTTTCTTACCTTTAATATTTAACAAAAGACCCACAGATTCTTTTGGATCTTGGTCTTTCGCATGAAGCAACGCATCTTGTTTCCAATCCATTAATTAAACGTACCAATACTAGGAAATAACGCACGAGTGCACTGTCTTTTTGGTGCTCGAACTCCTGCCATATCTAAAGAAGCTGCCAATTCAAATTCTACTACTTCTCTGGTTTCTGCTGATTTTCTATCAATTGTAAATACCTGACGTTTAAACTCTGCTGAAGGATCTGGTGTACCAAGTGGATTTGTATTACCAGGAAAGTTTATAGCATCTAAAAACCTTGCCATTGTTCTTATTCTTGTAAAAGTAGCACCTGTCAGATCATTACCTCTAGTTACCTGATTTACACTTACCAAAATAGATGAAACTAAACCTGTAGCATTACTAACTCTTAGTTTAGGACGAGGTAGTTGTCCACGCTGATATGCAAAACCTGTGGCTTCTATAGGAAATCTAAGATAGGTATTACCAGCAAAAATAATCTCACCATTAGCATTTAAGTTTGATCCTGCATGGAACCTATAAATGGTAGTCGCACCATGTAATGCGTTATCTAGCTGTAGGACAAAAAGCTCAATAATCGCTGAAGGATTAATCTTTTGAACTTCACTAAAAACAGGATCAGTACTCATGGTTCAAATACTTGTCTAAAGGTAGCTTGCACTGTTGCTCTATTTAAATATGGTATTGATTTACTCCACCCTTC